CGCTGTCAGTAGAACACTAACAGGTGTTTTCATTTAGTATACCTCAATATTATTTATCCTGAATATGTTGACCACAAAATTTCGTCTTGTCAGCAATCTTCCTGTAAATACCCAGGTGTTCGCAAATGTCCCGAAGTTCTGCAAAATTTTCCCAAAACTGGGGGGAATGTGAGTACTCTTCAACTGTCGAATGGGCCAACTCGTGAATAAGCACGTGAAATATATGATTCACATCACCATCTAAACACACCGCAATCTCTCCACCCTTATTTGTATTGTAGCCTACATTGTCAGTCATCCTCTTCAGTCCAGTTATCGGGATTGGTTTTACGAGTATACTAAACTTTTCATTCCCAGTTTCTTTCAAATGTTCCCTTAAAATACGATATCTCTCCTTGACCTCTACAAAGTCATCCGGTTCACGTGTCTTCTGGAGTATCACGAGGTTGACGAGTATCAACACGATAAATACTATCATCTATTATATACAAATATAAATTTACTATACAACTCTGAGATTGGATTTCCTGTGAGACCCTCCCAAAGTTGTAATTTTATACCCATCTCTTCTAATTCTGTTATCAATATATCCCTATAACAGACTGGTTCGGGTTTTGGTCCATCCCTATAATATGGCGTGTCCGTCAGGTGCACCATCATCTTCTCGCCGTAACCACCACCACAATGCTTACTCATCAAAAAATAATTTCCCATATCGTCTCTGTATGGTATTCTGAACATAATTTTTTCAGAATCGGGTATAATACCTATGAGTTTACCCCCTGGTTTTAATCGTTTCTTTATTTCCCGAATTGAACTGAAAAAATATGATTTCGATTTAAAAATATAGTGGAGGGAAAAATTATAACAAAGGATGTCATACTTTCTATTCGGACAATTATGTATGTCACCCTCATAAAAATTCACTCGTATGTGCATATTTTTCGCACGCGACCTAGCCTCCACTAAAGCAGATGGCTCTGGGTCACACATGTTTATATTGACCCCACATTTGTGCCACTTTTGAAGATCACCACCAAAACCACACCCCACATCCAGTATACTCTGCCCCTCTTTCGCCACGGACTGTATAAGGGACTTCTTGGCATCATTGTGGTTCCGACGAATCTCTTCCATATTCGAAAATGTAGGATACTCTTTAAGGAAGAATTAGATGAATTTTTTCATTTGAAATTATGTCACTTAAGTTCCAATTGAATAGATAGTAAAATATGTGACCAGATCCCTTCATAAATTTATTTTTTTCTAACCCCACCGTATCTACCCCCACATCTAAAGTATTAAACACGTCATACCCCAGATTTTTTGCGATGAGAAAGGCATCGTTGTATACATCACCAACTAGGTAGAACCGGTAGGCCTGGTTTACCATACCCTCTCCATCAGTGCGTTCATATGGAATGTTATAGAGGGATATGAATGTATCACTCTCATCGTTCACGTAGGCGTGGGTTGGTAGAACCCAACGTTTGACGTAGTCTTTTGTTATGACTGGGGCGATTTTGAAATCTTTAGTGTATTCTTTGAGAATGTGGGTCACCCTGGGGACATCTTTGGAGGTCATCTTTCTCCACGAATATTTACACGGGCCCCGAACTTCGTAGTATGTTTCCCTGGGGCGATTTGTTTCATGGAACCCCAAATTTATGAGCTTCTTAACGTCCAAGAATCTATGCCAATAGTGTGCCTTTGTGATAGGGGTAGGTACCCTGGCCACCGCCGTCGCCACCGCCTGCCATATTCCCTTATTATTTGCGAGTCTTTTGATTTCACTTATTAGGAGTTGTGCGAGACCCGTAGATCTCTGAGATGGGTGAATACATAAAAAGTTGATCTGAACCATCTTTTTTACATCTCCCTCAACCCTCACGTCGAGGGGTGCACTTGAAATATATCCCATAAGTTCACTAGTATCTATTCTACGAATAGCAATGTGATCTTGTATGGCCCACTTTAAAGTATTTTTTTCGTAAACTAATTTGAAAGTATCGTTTGAAACATAATAGTTCGATAAGAATAAACAAACTTCGTCTAGAGTGCTTTGAGACCACATTAAACCATCCGGGAGTGAGAGTGGTTTCGAATTACATTCTCTACCCTTATCAATTTCCCCAGGTTCGGTTCCATCTTTGGGGACTGGTTGTGTATTCCAAAATGGGGGCATATATATAATAATACTTACCTTCTTTTAAGTAAGCTTAAAGTTTTGGGGCATTATAAAGATATAATGTCTCTCGAACAAGATTATACCACCGTCCCTGGACAAGTTTTCGCATGCCTTTCCATTGTTGGACCAGATGCACCCCAAAAGGCTGACAAGTTTGGAATTAAGATTAGAGGTGCCTTTTCTACCCGCGACGAGGCGGCTAGGCATGCTCAGCGCCTTCAAAAGGAAGATGCAACTTTTGACATTTACGTTGTGGACATGTATAAATGGCTTTTGATTCCACCGGATTCAGATAAGATTGATGATGTTCATTACGCTAATGAAAAGCTTGACGAGCTTATGACAGGATACAGAGAGAACCAGTCCCAAGCTGCGCGGATGTTTAACGAGCGCAAGCAGGGTATGATTGAAACGAAGAATGGCGCAGCCTTTGCACCTGGTGATGAGAACTCCAAGTTTTACAATAAACCAGATGAAGCACCAGTTTCACACCCCGCTGAGGTCCTAGAGCGCCTCCAAAAGGAAAAACCCGACGCTCCCATGGAGGATCTCGTAAAGGAGGCTGACGAAATTGTTGCCGCCGAGATTGAGGAACGTAAGAAGGTGCGAGAAGCCGCGGCGACGATGATGGAAACTGTTGAGGAAGAATCCTCCCAATAAATAAAAAATCTAAAAATGTAAAACTTAATTGTTTTTTAAATTGGAATACAATTTAAAAAAGAATATATTTGTATGTGAAAAATATATCTACGTGTAACGGAGAATGACAGGTTGCATTGTCTTGCCCATGAAAAAACCCAATAGAAAAACGGCGAATGCAATAATCCAAGTTGATTTCTCGACGTTTGCAAAAATATCAGTTTTCTCGGGTTGGAGGGGTTGTTGATAATTCATTTCAGGTGGTTGAAAATAATACTGTTGTTCATCTATTTTAGAGGTGTCATCCTCTTTATCCTGAGCTAATGGATCAATAGTTGGATTGTAATCGATTGGATTTCCAATGTCAGTTTCCATTTTAATATTAATAGTCTATTTTTTTAAGCATCTTCTTCCTCACTATCACTATCCACAACGAAATCCTTGAGATTGCCATTTTCGTCTGCATCATCATCATCGTCATCATCACTGTCACTATCAGAATTATATTCTTCTTCTGTATCAATGTCAGAATCGAATTCGGAATCATGTTCATCTTCATTGTAATCGTCATCTAATTTGGTTTCAGTAGGCTTAAATGAATCCGGTTTCCTAATTTTTCTTCCTGATCGTGTTACAAGTTGGGGCATTTATGTAAATTATACCCAAACCTTTTAAGCACCTTTAGGGAAAAGATTGTTAATAATAGATCCATTCAAAACATGTGTCCTGACGCCTTTAGGATCTTTACATATAGGACACGCCTGTGATATGAATTTACGCTTTTTTACGACATAGGACATCACCGTTTCATTGTTATGTTCCCCACCAATCTTTTCACAAAATCCAGAGTTTGTTGTAATAAAATAATTAGTTTTTTCCTTTTTCACATTTAAAACTGATATAGTGCCACATGTTTTCATATTATTCTGAATATAATTTTGTAAATCAACCTTTACGTCAACAATTTTGACTTTACTTTCAACAAATTTCTTGATTTCGGGACATTTCTTAAGCTCTTGTGGTTTGGGATATAACCTACTAATGATCATGGGACTGAGAAGATGCTTTCTTCCAAAAAAATCTTTACAGAAACCATCCCGCCTCCCACGAATAGTTGGACAATTACAAAAACATTTCTGAGCTATGATGGTCCCACTTATTAAAAACCACACATGATTTGAACTATGTTCTCCTCTCAAATTTTCACAATATCTAGAATTTGTTTTAACCAGGTAGGTTTCTTTTTTCTTAAAAATCTTGATTACGTATGCATTTTTTTGACCTTCCATATTATCACGAATATATTTTTCAATCAACAAACATATCTCACCGTCACACACCTCCTCTCTTTCATCTTCCTCAGTGAAATTACGTTCCTTCACCGAATTGGAGGGTGAGGATATGTTCACATTTTGGGGTTCATCTGTTCGAACGATTGACATTTTCAATATGTCCAAGTCTGGTTTTTGATTCACTTGCAGTATCCCACTGAGAGGACCAGACCTGTAAATGAAAATTGGTAGATATGCGAGTTGGATATTCTTACCATGACCCTTACAGGTTTCACACCCCTTACCTCTACACACATCACACTTTGACATCTTGTGAGACCAAATCATACGAAACCCACTACCACCAGTTTTACGTTCAATATTTCCATATACCGATGAATCGATAATTTCGTTCCAATCTAGGTGCGACTTCGCTTTCGATAGAGCTACGAGAATATGTTCCCGTAGAGCCACA